ACGAACAATTAATGAATTTGGACCTTCGAGATTCAAGCTGCCAGATGTATATGTTTGAGATGATTGAATTGTCGTATTTATTGGTGGAAATCCCAATATTTGATGGGGTGTTGTGTAACTAATAGTTGACACATTTGATAATGTATCCAATGTACCAGCCTTAATTCGAGCATTTGTTCCATCACCAAACTCAAAAACGTTAGAGTCTGGACCAGCATCGTTTGTAAATTCGAGGGCGTTTAAGTTTGAATTATAGTCAACAGTAAAACTAAAACTACCGATACTATTGATAGCATTCTTCACTGTTATGGCTAAATCATCTCCTGATGTGTACGTTCCATTGGGTACCACTACATCAGTACCATCTATACTGAATGTATTGTTGCGATTATGAATGACAGTTTGACTATTTGGAATTCGTGCAGAAACCAAAGTAATCTTCCTGATGTCATAGATTCTATTCTTAAGATCTATGACGTAGTCGGATGGGTCCGGGTACGTCGCATAATCGCGTTCACTACTATCAATTTCTAAGGTATGGACCTCCATTAAAATTCGCGTATAAAATTTTAATGAGTGTTTTTATTTAGTTCATCTTATTGTGAAAAGGATTATTGGCTAATTGATTTTTGGCTAAGTCTAAGCGATTACCAACCACATGTGGGTTGAGGTGACCCTTGTATGGGTTGAGTTCATTGTATGGGTTGACCTTGTAGTGTTGCATCCAACCACCATTTGGAGCGTTAATACGACCGTCAACGCGAGACTTGTCGTGACGAATCGTCGTCAAAACACCGTGTTGATTCATCGGCTTCTCTCTAACATTCATACGGCCTGGGTTACCCATACGGTTCGGCTTAGAACGACGTTCATCCGGACGCATACCATACGCGACGTATTGATCGACACCGTATCCACCAGCATCCGCGCCTTCCCTATTCATCATCGCGGCTGGAGCATTAACGTATCCACCATAGAAGTTCGCGATACCCGGTGATGGGTTATTCACGTGCATAAATTGAGCATCATTGAAGTCCATCTTGTTACGCGTGGGAGCTTGTGGCATTGTCTGACCCGAAATGAAACGCTTCCCGGGTGTTTTATCGAGACCGTCTGCGCGGTGTCCCGTTTCAGAACGGTTCGTCGTACGCATAGTCTTTTGATGAGAAGCCCGAGGAGTCAAACCAGACATACCTTGGGCGCGACCACCAACCGGAGCGCGGCGTTCGGGGAGGAAGGCGGTCTTTTCGGGACGATTGAAGCCGACTTCTCCAATTTCCGCACGACGACCACCTTTAATATCAGCGGCCGGACCTGTCCGACCTGGAAGTGTAGTAAGACGGTAAGCACCAGTGTTCACCGGGTTAATACGAAAGACTTGTTGATAACCACCAAAAGAGTCGACATCTGGACCAACACCCAAACCCGGACCAACCAACTTCTTTTCGACTGGTGAGAGGTTGTTCATGCGACCCTGATCGTAGAGACGACCTCTCATATCCAAAAGTTCTTGGCCACCGGTTCTGTTTTGTGGTGCGATGACGGCAAACGAATCAACCTCTGACTTTCGATCCACAAAAGGATCCGTAAATTCAATGTCCTCGAATTCAGTTTCAAAAAGTTCCGACTCCCTGACTACCTGTCTAGGGGGTTGCTCTGGAACTTCACTAAGCTTTCTGCCGGCATAAATTAATCCGGCGACGGCCAACACTGACACGGGGTCTGCCATTCTTACTTCTTATTAACATTTTTATTATTGCATGTATCGCTGATTAAACATACTGTTCTGGATATAGGCACGAGTACTCGCGGGTTCGTACGACAGAGTTCTCAAAGGAATCTTACACTCCACACTCCCGATCGGGAAATATCCACCTTCGTGTGGCTTCACCAACACCTTGCCGAAACGCGTCGTCGACTGAGGACGAAGTTGATCACTCACCTCAATATAACGTGCCGGAGAACCATTACCCGCCATGTAAGGAGCCGTACCATAAATCATCGTCGAAGGACGGCAGCAATAGTTAAGGGCACTCGGTTGAGGGTACACGAAAACCTCTTCTGTCGCCTTGACGATCGGGACTGCATCATGTTGCAAAAGAGTCAGACCTGGTTGCAACTGGTATGCCATTTAACATTACTTGATATTTTTTATTAGGGCATACTTTGAGAAAACCTACTTCCTTGGCGTCCTCGACCAGATGGATCAAGACCCGCAAATGCCTCGAGTTGTGCACCGCGGGCATTTGGGTTACAGTAAGTCGTGTCAGACTTGCACATTGGTTGAAACTTTTTACCGTAACACCACTCGGCAAATCCAGTTTGATCACCCGCAGCAGTCGTCACTGGGTTACTGACAAATTGCCTCGCCATAGCGTTCACTTGGTACTGCGGTAAAGCCGTCCTGGAACGACCCGCGGAATACTTCGTACGCTCGTTCAAAGTTTGACCGAGTTCCCGCTTCACCGAAGTGTGATAGCACGCGGAGGGTCTATCGGGTCGATCAACAAAATCAGACAACAACATATTACCCATTGGATTGTCCATGGTCGGAAGTTGACAACCAGACTCGGCTTGCTTTTCAATTATCGTTGGACGAGCTTCACCCTCCTTAACCATATCAGAGTTATACATAACATAAAGAACACCTAAAACCGTAACAGCGAGAATAAATATTCTCGGATCACGGCGAATTAAATAGATAAAACATGCGGCATAAATAATAAATCGAGACGCAGCATTCACACGCTCATCCGCCGACTGGGTATTAGTAGGCCAGAACTGCAAGACCTTATCACGTCGGATGAGTTCTTGCGGGTCTTCAAACCAAACCTTCATTTATATAGTGTGAGTTTATTTTTTCAACATGCTAGCAAACATACTCATCAGAGCCTTTTCATCAATCTGACCATCACCCGACTGGATCTTATCTGCACAATCCTTGGCGACACTTTCGATGACCGACAATGTTTCTTGGGGGATCGCGGTAATCGTCGTACCGAGCATGTAAAGTGTCTGCAGGTACTGCCACACAGCATTCTTGGTACTCTCGGACATCTTTTCATTCCAATATTCTTCAATGTTCAAATCTTGGAGGAACTCGATATTCTTAATGTCTTCGGTAAAGAAGGTGTCATCCTTTTGAGAAATTTTCTCGGCGTACGTGGAAACACCGGACATGTATGCTTCCACACACTTGCGTGGATTAGCAGACTTGAGCAAGTCAAAAGACGTCATAAATTTTTTGATTCCCTTTTCCTCTGGAAAAGTCTTGTGCAATTCCACAAGAAATTGACCCATCATGTCATTAAATGCGGTCACCGAAGCCATTATACTGTGTATTACACACATCTAATCTTTAAGTTAGAACGGCTCCGAGGAAATCGTTTCGCGTTGGCCTAAACCGTTGGCCACTATAAAATAAACGAGAATCGCGTTGAGAACAGCGGGTTTCACATAGCTGCTGTTCGGGAGTTTACCTTCATTGTTGAGTCGAGCTTTCAAGTGGATGTAACCCGCAGTGATCGCAGCCGCGATGAGACCTGCCCACATTGGGTCGCGGAGGTAGTCTGAGAGTTCCATTTAATTATAACCAACTTTTTTTGTTCTCTCATCGACAGCGTCACCAAAGAGAACATCGTCATCGTTGGGTTCACCTGGAGGAACTGGGACATTTCTTATGGTCTTGAATTCATTTTCGAGACCGTTCGACTGAAGTTCTGGTTCCATCACCGGCTCCGCCTCTGGTTCCACCTCTGGTTCCGCCTCCGGTTCCATTTCCGGTTCAGTTGGGCTAAAGTCTGGTTGTGGTTCCATTTCATCGTAGATGTCCGGATCTTCCGTGTCCGTTTCCATATTTTCACCACCCAAATCGATATCACGATTCGTTTGGGACATGTACGTTTGAAGAATCTGTTGAACTGGGATCAATTCCTTGACGGTTTCTTCGATACAGACACAGAAACGAGCTTTCAATTGACTATCTCTGACGTATTCCGACTGTTCTTCGTGATACACATACGGATCCTTGTAGAGATCTTTGGCGATATTATTGTAACAAGTCTGGATGAAAACTTCATTAGACGGGAGCTTTAAGGCAATCTTCTTATTATCGGCGTTGAGTCTTACCGACGACAGGATCTTGGTGCACGCGACAAAAACAGCCGCCAATAAATCATTAAACCAGGCACACCGACTCGCGATATTGTCGGTGTGCTTCTTAGACATCGCATTACTCCAGTTGGGAACTTCCTTTAACAATTTTTGGTACATGATCAACACCTTTCGTCCCTTTGCGAGTTTGGAAGCTTCGTCGTACATTTCAGCAAAAACCTCAATCATAGGTGGACACATCACGGTGCAAAGTTGTCCGATGTATTCTTTCTTAGCTTCAACGAGCACATTCAAGTTGTCCATTTATCATTAAGTGGGTTTTTTAAAAGAAAAGTGCTACGCACCTCTCCTGTATTTGTTTGCCATCTTTTTCAAATTTATAAAGGATGGTATTTCTACGTCATCGATTGATTGTGGGTTTTGTGTTTTGGATGTTCGGGGTGTTTCCCATGTCACATACAAGTCTATACCCGACAACGTCCTGGCGACGAAACCGCCAAGTTCGAGTTGTCTTTTCAGGTATGCACACGCTTGAATTCTATCAAACGTTGGATACCCAAAGACGACAGATGGAACACGTAAAAATACATGCTTACCACCCATCTCGACCGTATACTTGATCTTTCTACAGAACTGTTCGTATATTTTCTTATACAATTCTTTCTTAATCTTTTTACGATTAGATTCAATGTTCACGATATCAGAGACATTGATCATTACAATTACTGCAATTTATTTTTCACCATTTTCAACTCGTTCGAGTTAACTTCAACCTTTTCCTTCACGAGTTTGTACTCGAAAAATTCCTGACCACCGACATCACTCTGTTCATACGGAGTCGTGTCACCTGGGAGTTTTACATCGATCGGTTGTTTGGTTAACGCAATAACTTCAGTTTTTGGTTCGACGCGAACATCGGCAGTCACAGTGAAACCAGATACGAAACCGGTCCGACTCATAACCATGAACATGCATCGGTAGAACACATCATTCGTGAGTTTATGTTGATACTTCTTCGCGGCAATTGTTTCAATGATGTAGGTGGGTTTATTGTACTTTTCCGAAATGTATCTATTGGTTTCCATGATTATTCTATTCATCAGGTCGTGGTTGATTTCAGCCTTCTTTTCGTCGTACGCGTCGATGTCAATTGTCTTGGACACCTCGGCCTCTCGCTGTGTCCTTTTAGGTCTACCTGGGAGAAAGATCAATATGAGAGCGATCACCAGAGCGATGAGAATGTAGATGTTATTCATTACTATTATATATGCGTTAATTTTTTTTCAGAAATAAATGGAGTATTTATAGTATATGTCTCTTCTGGTGTACAGCCCAAACTGTCCACACAGCCTGGATATTGTGGAGTACGTTAACAACAATCCACAGTTGAAGCAGCTCGTTAAGCTTCATAACATAAACACACAAGGCATACCTTATAATTACAGATCCAGTATCACACGGGTTCCAACCATGCTCACAAAAAATGGAAAGTTATTGGTTGGTCACGAAATCAAGAATTGGCTCACATCATTGTTGCCAAATAACGAACTCTCACATTATGAGTTTGGTGCTTTTGGTGGTGGGATGAGCTCTATTGATGGTAAAGATGGTGACGATTGTATGTTTAATTTGGATAACTACGGCGTTTCTTTACAACCCGCGATGACAAAGGATATAGAAGCTAAAATTAACCGCAGTGTGAGCGAGGCGTATAATAATATAAAGACGTAGTCACAAATTATTCTAGTTATGAAACTTGTAACTATACAAGCGTCAGCAATCAAGTCAACATTTGAAGTATTAAAAGACATTCTTAATGATGTCAACGTCTACTTTAAAGCCGATGGCATGTACATCACCACGTTGGATACAGCTAGGGTTGCTCTCGTAGATGTCTTTCTAGCGGCAGAAAACTTCGACGAATATGAATGTAGTCATGAAATTTTGGCGGGCATAAATATTTCGAATACATTCAAACTTTTGAAAACCATTACCAATAACGACGTATTGACGATTACGGTAAATACTAAGGAATACATGGACATTAGCATTAAGAGTGAAGCAAAGAAAACTACAACTAACTTCCAATTGAAACTTTTAGACATCAATGAAAATAGGATTGAAGTTCCGGATATCAATATGACGACCGTGACGACAATGCAATCGGCTGACTTTCAGAGAATGTGTAGAGACATGTCTAACATTGGCGCTAACATTGAAATCATTAGAAATAAAAATCTATTGACCATGAGATGTACGGGAGATTTCGCAAATCAAGAAACATCCATCGAATGTGTTGACGAAAGTCCGTACGTCTCAGGGATTTATTCACTTCGATATATGAATACTTTTACAAAGGCGACGAGTATGTGTTCCACTGTACAACTCATGCAAGAATCGAACAGTAAATTTTTGATATTGAAGTATAATGTCGCAGATCTTGGAGAACTCAAGTTTTATCTCGCATCTAAGGTATCCGAAGACTCGTAATAACGTCTTCATGAGAGGATACAACCTTAGAGAGACCTAAAGCGTTTACCAGTTTAATTTTTGGGTATTCATTCTTGAGTGTTTCTTCATCATAGTAGAGCATGTCTCTGATAGGTACGTTTTGTCCGTGAAAATCACCCTTTGGACCCGAATATCGTCTGACCTTGTTTGTTATATTTCGTACAGGTTTATCATTAACATCAAGCAGTGAAACATTTATCAATGGAATGTTGAATGAGATCGTGTTATTAAATGTAACCGGCCATTCGGACTTGATATCATTAGTGATAAACTTGTATTGCCTGTTTCCATACCAATATTTAATTCTTAATGTACACCTTGTGACATTAAGTGGGATGTCTTCGTTATAATATGGTTCATTGGTTACATCGACAAAATAATTATTGAGAATGCGATCCTTCCAACTCGCGGATTCGCGTTCCCAAAACCCACCCTCGATTACGGTGTATTTCTTGTCGTGATCAATAAAGTACTCAAGTTCGCGAGATTCAATTTTGAAATCGGGTTCATCGACGATTTTTCGATAGATGCTGTATATCCATATAATGAGATGGCTTAAAAGATTACGAAGCATTATCATTTATAGTAATGGAAGGTAACTTTTTAAGTAGATACAAAAACAAACTAGATAACTGGAAATCACTCATAGATGAGGATCCATCTAAACGAGATCAATACGAGATGGATATGAGTGACTACATTATAAAGTGTATGCCTTACATGAACAAATATACGGAAGATACCGAGGAGATCATTTCAACCGATAATATTTTTAATGTGGTTGAAACAAATGGTATAAAACGTAAAGATATATTTACAGATTACCTAATAGATGTAGAAAATCAGAATATATCTAGACCTCAGATTAAGAGGAACGATTCGTGTTCACATTGTGAAAGTAGTAACATAGTATACTTTAGTGATACCAGTGAAAACGTGTGCGATAATTGTGGATTGGTGGCGATGATATTGAATAATGAAGAGCCCACATACAAAGAAGAACAAGAGATGTTCGAGAAGATTGTAAATTATTCATATAAGAGGGAAAACCATTTCAATGAATGGCTCAGTCAATTTCAAGCGCAAGAAATGACAACCATACCAGATGAGGTCATAGAACAGTTAAGACTTGAGTTGAAGAAGATG